TTATTAGAAAGATTAACATCGCAACTATACACTGATAAACACGGTGTGTATGTTAAGGCTAAGGATAACATAAGAGTTTATCTTGACGACCAGAAGCAAGCTCAAACGCTGTTTCTGGCAGGCAATAATACTCGGGTCGAGAGAGAGAATGACCCGTTAGTATCTACTGTCAAAGAAACTATTCTATCGTCATCGAAACTTTACAAAGTTGAGAAAATACCAGACTTTCAAGCCGCCTTTCAGGTGGGTGGGAATGTCATAGGCCACTTTTCCAGAATAAAATGGAACGGCTTGGATTGTATGCTCACGGCTTTTCATGTTTTGGACTATAATAGAAATTCTCTTATAGATTTGGTAAAAGGAGAAAAATCGATCGCATTTGCTAGCGTGAACACAAAGATCATTGCAGCATCTAGAACCGACGATTTGGACTTTTTAATAATGCAGGTCCCCCCTTCAGTATTTTCTATACTAGGGATGAGGGTCGCAAAAATAGCGAAGCGTGCTCAACCAAGAGAACCTATCGCCATTTACCAATTCTACGAAGGCAAACCGTGTGTTTCCAGCGCCTCCATTCAAATGAGTCCGGTTAAACCCTGGCATATAAACTACGCAGCTAGCACCATGAGCGGAAGTTCTGGTGCCCCTATTCTAGACACAAAGAATAACATTATAGGTGTACACCTCGAACACGACAGTGATCAGAGAGTTAACGTGGGAGTGATTCCGCCGCTTTTTAGATCCATCAAGAAAGAGTCGCCAACTAATGAGGATATAGCTGCTAGTCAGCCTGATTTCTACCCTACGGAAGAAGATCGAGCTGCTGCTAGAGCAAGAGCTGAGGAAGAAGAATGGGCCAATTATGATGAAAAGTATGAACGAGAGAAAGTAGAAGAAGACGAGTACATGGAAATCTTGTACGCTAGTAAACTAAATGAGTTCAATGATCGAAAACAACGATCTTGGGCTGATGAAATGGATGATGTAGACGAACAATACGCATTAGACAACATTACTGGCAAGTACAGAACTCCAGCTGCAGAGCGTTTGGAAAGAAAAGATAAACTAGAAAGGTTTATCCGTTATCGAGCAAACGTTTACGCAGGCACGGGAGAGGGAAGTCATGTAGGCGGCGTGATCAAAAGAGATCGCTACCGAAAAGAAAGCCCTTGGACCTGTAGCAAGTGTTTTTGCATCCACGAAACTAGAGCATATACATGTTCAAATTGTGGATTTGCATTGCAGCCCGTGACGAAGAAATCCGTGGAAAAGTTGAAACAGAGCATCTCAGCAGCCGCTGAGGTTGTTCCCCAATACTTTCCCGAACTCATATCTGAGAAGATAATGGGATACCTAAAGAAAGAGGAAGTGATGAACGAACTCGTTCTAGGCATCCGCAAGATGTTTGACGAAAACAGCTTTGGAAGTACAAAATTGAGCACCCGAATAGGTGCCGATGGTACCCCCCTACTGCGAGAATACCGCCTCCCGCCCAAAGGTGAGAAACCCGAAGGCGAAGTTAAGAAGATATATCCAGTGCTCCCAATGACCAGTGCTGCGGCACAAGCCTACGCGCCCAAACGCGAGAATGCTGAACTCTGGTCAGACACATACTCCTTTAAATCAAGTCAACCCCCTGTATATGCAACGCAAAGTCTTACACCTGAAATATTTCAGAGTGCTTTGATAGAGCGACAACCAGGATCCGGGAAAACGGAGGACGTTTTGAGACCTTCCGCCAAAATCGCGGACCTCACTATAGTCCCCGGGCTTGAGAATAATAGAGAAAATGCGCAAGGGACTCCTAAAGCTAAGAAGAAGAGGAATCGCCCCAAGAGAACCCAGAAAGAAACTATTTCTGCGGTCCCTTTAAACTCCGTAGCCCCAGAGAGATCTGGGGAGACTATTATGAGTGGTGCGAGCCAACCCCCTTCTCCAAACAATCCGAGATCATCGGCGCGAGCCGAATTACCTTCCCAGGGTGTGGTCGCAAAGAAGAAAGCGAGGCGTGGAAGACGCTCAGGAGCCGCGAAGAACGGTTCAAGAAGTACGGATGGCCAGGCAGGTCAGCCGATGCAGAGCAAACCAGTTTCAAACTCCAATGCGACAAGCACATCACCTCTTACATCATACCCTCCCCTTCCGCAATAGAAGCGTCTAACGAGCGCCTATTGCCCCAATATCTAAAACACCAACTACCTGAATATCTAGTCAAATACGACCGAGAGACTTGGAGCAGAACTATCGACTGGATGAAGCCTTTTCTAAAGGCGGAAGCCAGTCCTGGTGTTCCCTGTGCTAAGATAGCGAGCAGAAATGATCTGCTCCTTTCCGCTATGGGAGAGCGCTTCAATGACATCGTGCTCGATAGAGTGGAGAATATATTGAGTTTGAGTTTAGACCAGATTCGATGTATGGAGCGAAGAGTCAGAATCGACTCGAATTTAGTAGACCCAGTTAGAGTCTTCGTTAAGAACGAGCCACATAAAGTGGAGAAACTGATCGAGGGTAGAGTGAGATTAATCATGTCTGTATCATTAACGGACAAGATGATCGAGATGCTCCTCTCACGTTTCATTTGTAAAAACGAGATAACCAACTGGTGTAACATTCCTTCCAAACCTGGTATTGGCTTTACAGCCGATAATAATACCCAAGTGTATAACGACGTCATGTCGTGGCCAGGACAAATGGCCTATGCGGACGTGTCAGGCTGGGATTGGGGTGTGAAAGCTTGGCAGATTGAGGATGAAGCAGAAACCCTGATTAGGATGATTGAAAATCCGAGCGGGTGTTTTACACATCTTATATTGGCCAAGGCTTTGCTGGAGAGTGAGTCGGTTTACCAATTCTCAGATGGACTTTTAGTCCAGCCAACTTTCAAGGGTATTGTCAATTCTGGCAAGTACCGTACCTCTAGAGGAAACTCTTTCATGCGAGTTCGAGTAGCGGACCTTATAGGTTCGCGAAAAGTTCTTGCGGCTGGAGATGACTCTGTCGAAGCCTTCGTGGAAAACGCGAAGGAGGCTTACGCCTCCTTAGGCATTCGTCTTAAAGAGTACGAGAAGGTTGATGGAAGTTTTGAGTTCTGTAGTCATCTTTATAAAAAGGACGAGGACGGCCCCATGGCCTACTCGCTCAATGCAGAGAAGATGATGATGAACCTACTTCATACTGAGCCCCAAAACTTTCTTGAATACAAAATGTTCATGATTGGTTTTCAGGCGGAATTGGAGACTCACCCTGACTACGAGCATCTACTATTTTTGCTAGAGTCGGTGGGATTTTCCGAGGTGGAGGGGCCTCATTATATCTAGAGTAGATATAATTTAGCCACGATGCCAAATCCATCTAATAATAAGGCTGTAGCGACTCAGCCCAAGAAAAAGTCGCGCAGACGTAAGCGAAAGCAAAACACCGGAGCCGGTGGTATGTACAGATCTGCTCAGCAGACGTACGTTACCGCCCCAGGTGTGAGCCACACCAATGCAGGGCTAGGAGCCAACAGAATGCAGAATTCCATATCCAAGAGAATGGGCAAAGTGCCTATCTCCAAAGAGGGTCTTTCTTTTCTGAAGTGCGCCTTTGCCCCTCCCGATTTTGACGCTTCGGATGTCAAGGGCTTCCCCGATGATTATCAGGGGAGTTCCTTGATAAAGAAACACAGGTTTACAACCTCTGCTCAGACTGTAGTCGGCAGAGATACCTATATTCTTCTACTACCCATCCCTGGTGTCGCTGCCATGACCGCGCAGGTTGCGACAGGAACCAACATACTCTCGAGTACGGTTTTCTTTGCCTATCAGTATTCTGACACAGGCATAATGTTTCCCAATGCGAATCTGACCGCCGACAATGTTAACAAGTTTCGGTATGTCAGCAATCACATAGAGGTTGTCAATACCACCAACGAGATGAGCTGGTCTGGTTCCATTCAATGTTTCAAGATCAACGTGCAGGTCAGCACTACGGCGGGCATTGGTGTTCTGTCTCTAACGGGGCTCGATGGCTGTAATGCCAGGGGCAACGCGAACCAGTATACTGGCCCCTTCAATAGGGGTGTTTATAGTGGTGCCTATTCAAAGAGTGGAGACTATGCCTTCACTCCGATCGTCGAGGGCATGAATCTCATACCGAGCGCAATAGGAGCCGCCGATTTCGGTCAGCTCAATTGCTCTCCTTACACAGGTTTTGATAATAATTTTGAGACCATCTGTATAGTATTGAGAGATGGCGGAACTGCCAACTCCTTCATGCTCAAGACATGGGCCTGCGTAGAGTACATAGCTTTACCCAAGTCCTTCATCTACGAATACCAAACGCTCTCCTGCAGAGACGACAATGCTCTTGCCTTATACAAGAGCATCATCAACCAACTTCCAGTTGGCGTCTCCTACCTGGATAATGAGAACTTCTGGCGGAGAGTCCTCGGGATCGTTAATACGATCTCTGGAGGACTCTCTGTCCTGCCAGGCGCCTACGGCGCGCTGGCCATGGGAGTGAACATGACTACCGGTGCTCTGCAACAGCTTACTCTGTAAGGTCCGCCCACCGTGGACTCCGGCGGTAACGACTCCGCCTTAACAAAAGTCGCACCAAAGTGTGTTGTCTCAACGGGACTACCTCTCTGAGCTCTTCTCCTGGCGATTGGATGACCTTTGGCGAGGGTTTCCCCCC